CAAGATCCATCGGGTCGTGGTCGAAGAGGAGCGGGTTAGCCAGCAGAAGGAGCTGCGGATCGTGGACAGCCTGGCGCCGTTGATCCAACAGCACCGGTTTATCGTTGCCAAGCAGGTGCTGCAGCGCAGCTATGCCGAGGCCGAGCAGGACCCGGAGCATGGCCACCTGCGATCACTGCCCTACCAGCTCTCACGCATCACAACGGAACGAGGCTGCCTGGAATGGGACGACCGAGCGGACGTGCTTTCGTTTGGGGTGAAGCACTTCCTTGATCTGCTGGCGAAGGATCAGGAGAAGGAGCAGCAGAAGCGGGTGGACGAAGAGGAGGATGCCTTGCTGGAGTTGTTCCTGAGCAATGACGCGAGCGCGATCGACACCCTGGTGCTGGGCGGCCGGCGGCCGGCGCAGCGGGGGCCCCAGGGCGGCGTCACCCGGGAGCCGCGGCCGGTGACAGCGGCGAGGCCCTAGGCCGCCCCCTCCACTGGCGGGGTGGGCAGCACCACCAGGCGGCGCTTCTCCCGGATGCGGCTGCTGTCGATGTTGCCGGCGATCTTCGCGTTCAAGCGCTCCCGCTGCGAAACGCCGATCGAGCTGGTGATGCCGTTGTGCTTGAGCACCGCCAGGGCCAAGCGCTTGTCCTCATCGGTCGGCACCAGCACCCGGCCGTCCTCGAGGACGCGGACATCGAGGGATTTTTCGATCTCCTTCAGCAGCTTCGCCTGGATCGACTCCAGCTGTTTTTGGTGGTCGGCCACGCTTACATGGGTGCAGACTTCCTGCCCCCATCATGCCCTCCCTTGTCGGACCGACCAAGACGCCGCACCAGTTTGGCTTCAAGTCTGGCGATCACCACCTTGTGGTCAACGACGACGCTGAGACCCTGAAGGCCTTTGACTTCTACGGCAACAAGCTGTTCACCATCCCCTGTCTGGCGCGTGGCCAGGGCAACGATGACGAGTGGGAATCGCCAAACACCGACACCCCGCCGGGCCTCTACAGGGTCGGAACGGTGTGGCGCGACTACGAGAAGCTCGGGGACGTCCCTGCCGCTCTGCCGTGGGATCTACTGCCCTATGGCTGGTTCACACTTGATCTGGAGGAACTGGAGGCCCAGGAGCGCCGCTACGGACGCGCCGGCATTGCTATCCATGGCGGCGGATCGGCCCTTGGTCCCATTGGCTGCTGGGCTCCTTGCCAGCCCCTGGTGACCACGCACGGTTGCATCAGGGCCCACAACGCTGATCTGCGCGACAAGATTATGCCCCTGCTGGCCAAGGGCACGGTGTTCGTGTCGGTCTACCAGGAGGGTGCTTAGCTCATTGCCTCCTGCGCCACCACATCCACACCAACGTCGGCAGATGTTGCGGCGGGTGTTGTAACGGCAATGGTGAGAGTATCCGAGAGGTCACCCTTAATGTTGGTGTATAGGGCGAATTGGTTTGAGAGGTCAAGGCTGAGCAGGCCGGATCCGCCAGCTGGGGCGGTAAAGCGATTCACAACCTCTCCGCCAGTCATGGCCGTGGCGGAGACGTCTCGCTCTGCAAAGCTGTTTGGAGATCCAAGCGAAGACAGCGGGACGAAACTGCTGCCGGTCAGAGTAATCGGAACCGTAGGCTGCGATTGAATGATCTCAATTTGGCACAATGCCGATGCAGTAAGCATTAAGCCACGTGGCAGAATTTGGCCACGATTTATCAACCCAATCGTATAGCTTTGGCCCGCCACTGGTGCCGCTGCCATTGCGCCGCCAGTAACAATGTCGGCAATCGTCAATGCATTGGTCGTATTGCTTGAAACCCTTGCCGTGTAAGTGATGCCTCCGTTCACGTATGCCACAAAACGGCCTTTCCATTGGTCAGTTGTCCAGGGAGTGCCGGCAACGGTCAGGCTGGTGGTTGTGCCAGCCGTGATCGCTGAGGATGCCTGAGTGTATTCAATGGTCCCCATGATCCTGTTGCGAAAGCTAATCAGTGGATACCGCACCGAGTTGGCAGGGACGGTGCGGCGCGGAGCCTGGGCAGCCATGCCGTAGCCGTATGTAAACCCTCGCTGATCATCTTGGCCGCCCTCAGTTATCACGGAAACACCCCAGTGGATCATGTCCTGGACAGATGCCACGGCGGTTGTATTGCGCAGTTCATACCGTACCGGCAGGTTTCCAGTGCGACACCAGGGAAGCGTGTTAGCGGATAGCGTGGCAACGGAATACTCATGCATGATTAGATCAACGCCACTAATCGTCACCCCAAACCTAACCATGCCACCGCCGTACCAGGCATATTCTATAAAGGGCATCAGAAGATTGTTCCAGTTAATTGCGGCGATCCTTCCGGCATCGCCGCTCCACTGAGTTAGAGGGACCCTTGTTTCGTTAATAGTGCCGGTCGCGTCAGAACGTATAACCACTGCCATCCCCTTTGGGTTTGCGGTAGTTACCAGGCTTCCATTTTGCTCGTGAAATGCTCCATTAGAGTCATCAAAAAACCCAAACCGTTGCAACTGTCCCGTGAGTGCAGTGCCAAATACAATCGCCCCTGTTGCCCTTTGTGCTTTGCCAGGCTGATAGCGGTGGTATGGCCGCGACTGCCGGATGGCAATGTCACCGGCTGCCGTGCTCACCCGCATTCGCACTCCACCAAGCTCCGGTCGGTGGCTGATCGTGGCGCCGCCAACCGTCAGGCTTTGCCACCTTGCCGGCTGGACGCCGTACTCAAAATCCGCGTCGTAGCTGCTTTGGTGCCGTGTCGTCTTCAATCGCCCAAACACGTCCGTGTGATGGGGATCGAAGGTGATGGCGGAGCCCATGAGTGCACGGCAGATCTGCTCCCCATGCTACGGGGGTGCAGAGCATTCGGCTAAGACCTAGCTCTTGGCCAGCTTGGTGATGATGCCGGCCAGCATCTCCAGCGCCCGGTAGCCCTTCACCAGCGCTCGATCAAAGGTGCCGAGGGCGTCGTTGTCGTGAGGCGTGGGGGTGAGGTTCACGATCACCACGGCAATGGCGTGCGCCACGGCGCCGGCAATCATCCAGTGCTCGAAACTGTGACCGAGAATCACCGCTCTTGCCTCCCTTCCAGCGCTGACAGTCGGGTCTCGTGGTCGTTGCATCGATCCCATAGGCGATCAATAGAGGCATCCAGCCGTTCGATCGTCTTGTCCAGGTGGGTCAGGCTCTGCGTCAGCAGGGCCAGCGCCGTGGCCTGCTGGTTATCGGTGTGGCCTCGGGCATGCACCCATCGGTCCAGCTTGCCAAGTAGCCAGCCGGCTCCCAGGACCGCTATGCCGCTGATGGGCTCGGGGAGTGACATGGTGGCCTGATGTGCGATGCGGCAATTATACAGGGGTGGATCATGCCGCAAGTTGTCAGGGGCCAGCCGCGATCAGGGAATGACAAATGTAGAGTCAAGGTTGGCGGATTTAATGTAGCCGCGCAAAAGGGCTTTTTGACTTTCGCTGACAACAGAAGGCTGTAAAATATTAAAAATGCAAGCCTGAAGGGCTGGCACATTTGGCCTTCCGGCTTTTGCGTCGCCGATTGCTGCAATGAACTCGACACACGCAAGTGCTAGAGGCAGTGAGTTTACTGCTGCCGCCCTGATCAGTTGATAGACACTGCTATCAAGGATGCTGTCGTATAGGAGCTGGTAGTCAGGCTGCGGGGGGGGTGTGGGTTCCGCAAGTCGCGGCGTGTTGCCAGCATCGAGCCAGGCTTGAAACTTTTGCCATTCGGGAGTACCGTTATTTCTGTCAGGAAGAAACATAGCACTGCCGTTTTCAAGAGGCAGCCTGATTGTATTGTTGGTGGTGAGTTGATACATGGTTGGTTAAAAGCGGGCTGAGGCGGTCCAGGCTGAAGTATAAAAACCATTACCCGGAGCTGTCAATGTTCCTTCTATATTAATTGCCTCTGAGTTTACTCCGTAGATGCTTGCCGTGGCAACGTTGAGTAGACTACTGTTGGCCTGCGTCATTGTGGGGGTGGTTCGCATGGAAACCTTTAGTGGTACATGCAGCGAATAGGTCCAGCCAGTTGTCCCATATACATTAAAACTGGAAGTGCCTCGCTGATAGTACCTCTGACACCGCATCAACGTAAACTCAAGAGGCGGCCGCTCAAACGGAGTCGCGGCAGCCCCGAGCTCGATTTGTACCTGGGCAATATCAAAGGTGCCGGATTGCTGTCCGAGGCTGCCATTGCGGGCGTTATATATGGAACCACCGTCAAGCCAAATGTTTAAGACAAGATAATCATCGTTATTAGTGCCCAATACTTTACCACTGATCGAAGGCAATGTTACAGTGACAGTCACCTTTTGCCAGCTAGTGCCAATGGATACTTTGGCGGTGCCAATGCCATTTACTTCTGCGCTAAATGATCCACCTGTGCCGAAAAACTGTATCAGCTCCACGGCAATGCTGCGGGCAGCATCGGCCTTAGCCCAAAAGCTGACCGTTACCTGTTGACCTGCGAAGGTGCGGACATCTTCAATGCGCTGCGCCATTACCGAATAATTGCCTGCCCCGACAACCGAGCTGACAACCGTGCGGCAGAAGAACTCCGGCTCGCCCGGCACATCAGCCTGTCCCAGTGTGAATGCCTGACGCGTAACAGTGTGGGTACTGCCGGCACGGTAGGCACCCCACTGGTCCGCTGCATAGCCGTTACCTGTAAAGGTGGTCCCGTCCTGCCAGACGTCGAAGTTGCCGTTAATGATGCGGTTGCGGAGGCCAGTATTGGTGAGGTAGCGGCCATCGGGATCCACCGGGAAATAGTCCACCCAGTTCCAGGATGCGGCGGTAGGGGTGCCATAGATGAGCCTGGCCTTCACATCCGTGCCACCGACAAAGCCGGCGGGCTTACCTGACAGCGGGCTAAACGATCCCAGACCGGTGGTGTTGCTGATCTCGATCCGCTGGCTTGCTGTCGGCGATGCCGGGATATTCGCCACAGCAGCGATGGGCTGATACGGCAGTGCTGCTGCCACGGCGGCAATAGCAGCATTTGCCGCCGCTGCCGCCGTCGTTGCCGTGGTCACCGCAGAGGCCGTGATGTCAGCCTGCTCCTGGATCACGTAGAGCGATTGCAGGTCGGCCGTGTTGAGGTCGGCCTGCGTGGGCGGGGAGCCTGGAGCCCAGACCACCAGCTGCGAGCCGTTTGGCGTCTTGCGGATGACTGTGAGCGTTGCCCCTACGGCCGGCGCAACGGTGGTTTGGATCTGGGTGTTGGAGAGCCAAGAGAATCCGGCGCCTTCCGCCAGTTCTGTCCCGGTTCCCGCGGCAACGTCATAGCCCAAATAAACCTTTACGTGGGCTCGCAGGATGAAAGGGAAGCTGACCGAAAACAGACGGGTTGTGCCGTTGCCCGGGGTCTGGGTGTAGGCGTAGGCCAAGGCAAGCTCTGCAGCCGTGTATCACTTTATTGTGGGGCCGCCGCCGCCGGCTACAAGGTCACTGGGAGCCGGGCACCAGGGCCCTGGTGACGGCGCGGAACTCGTTGTTGGCCTCTGGGATCGCGTTGGAGTAGACCTGCGCGGCCAGGCCCTGCCACTCCTTTGCCCAGGGGGTGTCGCTGGCCTGCAGCTGCCCGGTGGCGCGAAGGTCGTAGTAGGTGCCGATCTCCCGGATCACCCATGGCCCCGGCATCTGCTGGCGTACTGCCGGTGGTCGGTCCTTCACCTCGCGGTTCGAGGAGGTGGCCGGATCAGCCTGCAGCGCCCGGTACTCGGGCGAGCGGAAGAGCCAGTTGTAGGCCTCGTAGATGGTGCGGCCCTTGATCGCCTGCGCCACCAGGTTGTGCAGCGGCGTTTCGAGCATGTCCTGATCCTTCACCGTGACCTTCTCGCCGTTGTCCCGCTTCAGCACTTGGGCGCGGATCGTCTTGATGCTGAACTCTCCCGATCGGCCATGGAGGTCGTTGAGCAGGTCGTAGTCGCTGCCGCCCTTGGTGCTGTAGCGGTATCGGTTCCATTCCTTCTGGGCCTCGGGCGCCAGGGGGACACCATTGAGGCGGCCGGTCAGCAGTGGCTGGGGAGCATCAAGGAGGTCCTGCCTGTCCAGCTCCCGATGCACCGGGCTGGTGTAGAAGCCCGGCATCCCAATCGGGTGGTCTTCCTGCCGCATCCCGTCGGAGAGGTGGATGTCGCGGCCCAGGTGGTCCTTCTCCCGATAGGCCACGCCGGCAACGCGGCCTAGGGCCGGCTGCAGGGTCACCAGCAGGTTGCGCAGGCCGTCCTCGGTGTAGCGGATCTCCTCGGGCAGGTTGCCCATCAGATCGCGGTCGGCGGCGGTGATCTCGGGGTAGCGGTAGAAGTCCTTGCTGCCGCTTTCTCCAAGCCTTTCCGCAGTGCGGACAAGGCCGCCAACGGGGTTCCCCTGGCCTGATGCCACCCAGCCGAGGAACCGCTTCCACTTCGTCTCGTCGTTGCTCTGCAGCACCTGCAGGAACTGCTGCAGGAACTGCAGGGGGGTGGCCCTCACGATGGCGCCGGTCATCACCTGCCCGATACCAGCGGCGATCGTCGCCTTGTCGTAATGGCTTGCGCCGGCCGCGTCCGCCGCATCGTGCAAGTCCTTCCACAGCATCAGCGTGTTCAGCAGCGGCACCTGGCCCAGTGGGATCGGGATGCCAAAGACGGTGTTAGGGACGTTCCCTGCAGCCAGCCATTCCCGCCGCTGCTTGGGGTCCTGCGGGCCGTTGCCGGTGAGCTTCCCCCACGGGTTGTCGAGCGCCAGGAAGCCGGCCCCCAGGAAGGCCTGGAGCACCCAGGCGCTTTCCACCTGCGCGATCTGCGCCGCCGTGGGGCTGGCGCCATGGAGGTGCTGGGTCAGCAGCTTGGCCGTCTTAAACCCCGCCCCCAGCGGCCCGGTGGCCGTGTCCAGCAGGAAGGCGATGCTGTTGGTGGGGACCCGGGGGAACGGGAACGCCGTGGAGTCCAGGATCCAGTTGGCCTTCTGCGCTCGCTTCTGGATGTCGAAGACCGCGGCGGCCGCTCCCTCCGGGTCGTTCTGCATCCGCATCGCCTGGGCATAGTCCCAGGCCCCCTGCTGCATGTCATTGGCCAGCACGGGGGTGCCGGGGATCCCCTTCTGCGCCATGTAGGCCCGAAGATCCTCGTCGCTGGCCAGGTCCTTGGTGATGCTGTTCTTGCGGCGAAAGTCGATCAGGTTCTGCTCCGAGGGGATCTCCTGATAGATCGCGTCCTCAAGTTGCTTGTCCACGTAGGCCTTCAGCCTGGCCTGATCCGTTACGCCAGTCTGCGCATCCACCAGGCCCAGCTGGATGCCGTTGCGCTTGGCATCCATCAGCAGGTCGTTGTGGAGCTTGAACCGGTACATCCGGGCGCCCACCACGTTGTCGTCCACCGACAGCATCCGAAAGCCGGGTGTCACCGGGAAGTTGGTGACGCCGGGGATCTTCTCAGCCAGGGATTTCTGGGTCAGCTTCCAGGCCACATGGATTTTGTCGCGGATGTCGCGGATCAGCCCTTCATCACCAAACGGGTTCTTGTCGCCGCTGGCCCACAGCCGCGGATCCCAGTTGATCGGCTTCTGCAGCACCTCCCGCGCCTGCTGCAGCTCCTGCTCGGGGCTCAGCGCCCGGCCGTGCATGTCCACGTCGTTGGCGAATGGCGTGTTGCCATCCAGGAACCGCTCCCAGTAGAGCTCCCGGAAGCCGAGCCGCATGGCCCGCTGGCTCGTGCTGAAGGCCTCCCATGCGGTCTGGTAGCCCTCCAACCGATCGCGCCAGGCGGTGCGGAACACCTTGGTGCCGAACGGGGCCATCAGCGGTCCGTTCTCCGCTGCCACCTTGGCCAGGCCCCAGGTCTCCATCACCCGGTTGGGGATGGCGCTGCTGAAGATCGGCGTGAAACCGTTGAACAGCCACGTGTCCTTCACGTAGCCCATGTCGCGGCGGGCGGCGGGCGATGTCCACTTCTCATCGAGCATGCCGAGGGGGTCCATCCCGGCGATTGCGATGTCGAGCTCCAGCTGCTTCAGCCCCGCCACACCATCGGGGCCCTGGTCCACCAGGCTGACCACCTTCCCGAAGATCGAATCGTCGCTGTAGTCGGCGATTTCCTGCTTCGTGGGGATCGGGTTGTCCTCGGTGCCAGGGCGGACGATCAGGTCCTGCTCGGGGATCCGCAGCTGGTCGGCGAAGTCCCCAGGGACCTTCTTGATGCTCTGCAGGGACTGGCCCAGCCGGCGGCGGTTCAGGGCCCAGTTGCGCTGGCCCAGCAGGGCCTTCTCGTAGCTGGTGGCGAACTTGCGGCCTAGCTCCACTGGTGCCGGCACGCCGGCCTCCTCCATGAAGGCCCGGATCGAGCGGATGTCGGCCAGCATGTTCTGCATGGTGAGGTCCGCGATCACCCGGTTGCGGGTGGTGGCCTCCAGGATGTTCTGCACCGGCAGCATGTTCTGGGCCGCAAACTGCACCAGCCCGTCGTAGTCGAGGCCGGCGGCAGGAAAGGCCGCCGAGGCCATGTCGGCAAACTGCTCGGGGCTCACCGCGGAGGTGACGAAGGCATGGTCGCCGGGCGCCTTGCTGGCCCAGTCGCCCAGCAGCACCTCAGCCGCGGCGCCCATCTCCTCGGCCGGCAGCTCATCGAACCAGTCCGCCAGCTGCGCGAAGTTCTGGAAGCGGCCATCGGCGCCCATTGGGGTCTCCCTCTCCCCCAGCGATCGGCGCACCAGCTGCCGAATCGAGTCGGAATCCATTGCCCCCAGGAAGCGCCGCAGCATCTGCGTGGCTGGGTCACCGGCCTGCTCGTTCGACAGGGCCCGCGACACCCGTTGGGTCTGGTCCAGATCGGCTTGTTGCTTGGCCTGCCGTTGCTTCAGCTCGGCAATTTGCCGGAGCAAGTCATCGCAGTTGCTCATGTGCCGCAGCCTCCTTCGTTGAGTTTCTGTTGCAGGTCATCGATCTGGGCCCTGGTGCCCTCGATCTGGCGTTGCTGTTCAGGCAGCGGCAGCCGGGGGCGCCCTGAAGCGAACTCCTGCACCGGCACCACCACGGTTTCACCCGAAGTATCCCGCGTAACGGCCTTCACTGCTGCCTTCACGGTTTTGCCGTGGGCAGCCACCTGGTCGGGGTCGAACCCGGCGGCAACCAGGGCATCGCGGAACTGGGCGGCCGATTTGGATTCCCCCTTGGTCCGGTCGTTCGCCAGCACATAGGCAGCGCGATCCAGATCGGACTCGAACTGCAGGGTCTTGCGCCCGTATCGGGGGGAGGCCTTGGCCAGCTCGGGGGGCAGGGTGAACTCCGGCGCACCGGATACTTCGGACGCGATTTGCTTGGCCTGGCCGGCATCAAGGGCATCAAGGGCATCAAGGCCCTGGCGCAAGTTGCCGAAGGCTTTGCCAGCGCGACGGTAGAGGCGAGCGTCGGACTCGGCCATCTTGCGCATCTGCTGCTCGAAGATGTCGGCGATGGAACCCGTCGGCTCAGGGGGCAGCACCTCGGGGGTGACGGAGCCCACAGCGCGAGGCCCCGGCACGATCATGTCGGGCCCTTGCAGCATGTCCTGATCTACCAGCCCGGCAGACTCGTTGAGAGCGTTCTGGCTCTCCCTGGCCAGCCTGCGGCCCCGGTCTCTCATGTCGGCCAGGATTCCATCGATCTCCGCAAAAATCTCATCTGCGCTTCCGGGCTCCACCCACTCGGCCCCCAGGCCCTGCGCCTTCTTCTCCTCCAGCGAGAGGAGGTCGTAGCCCTCGGCCTCCCGCGCCGCCTTCTCCGCCGCCCAGGCGATCTCGGCATCCTGCCGGGCGTGCTCCGCGGCCAGCCGCAGTTCGTCCGCGGCGGCCTGCCGGGTGGCGGGCATGTTTGGCAGCTGCTCCTCCAGCGGCAGCGTCGGGTCCATGGCAGCCAGCTCCCGCTGCGCCGCGCCGATGTCTGCCGATGGGGCCGCGGGGAGATCCAGCGGCTGCATTTCGGTGGGCCGCACCTCGCCATTGGCGATCGCCCGTTGGATGGCGTGGGCCTCCAGCGCTGCACGATCGGGCTCGGGGATCGGCGCCGGCGGCGGAGGGGGTGGCGCCAGCTCCTGGGGGGTGGCCTTCATGCCGCTGCTGACCAGCTCCCGCTCGATGCTGTCGCCGATCTTCCGCTGGATCTGCTTGGCCACGATCGAGGCGTTTTCGCCCTGGGCAATCCGTTCCGCGCCCTTGCTCAGCAGCTGCCCCACGGGGCCAGCCTGGTTCTTGAGGGTGTCGAACAGGCTCAGGGCCTGCTGAGCATCGGCCACCCGTTGGCCGGCGGCGGCCGTGTCGATCGTGGTGGCGTCGGCCTCGCTCAGTGCGTCGGCGTTCCGGGTGGCGAATCCGAACAGGCGCCGGTCCTTGGCCAGGCCCGACCGAACATCGGCGACCAGCTCGGCACGCTGCAGCATCGGGTTCAGCACCTCGTCACCGAAGAGGCCGCCCTGCGCCGACGGGGCCACCACGTTGCCCTGCTGCTTGGCCTGATCCAGCACCTCGCGGAACGTGTCCTCGGTCATCTTCGGGCGCTGCTTCAGCACCTGGTAGGCGCCGCGCATGCCCGGCTCATCGAGGCCCGATTCCCCCAGGGCCACGTAGCGGCCCAGCCTGTGCTCGCCATTGACCGCATCCTGGAAGATGTCCGGCGGCAGCTTGCTCAGGGCCAGCCCCTGCCGTCCCCAGCCCTTGTCGAGGGGGATCCCGGCGGCCTGCAGCTGCGCCTGATCGGTCAGCCCGGTGGACCGGATGAACTTGGCCGCATCGAACGGGGTGCCGTTGCCTGCGCTGATGTTGCTCAGCGCCCCGGCGGCCCTGGCGCTGGCTGGGGTGGTGGCGTTCACCTCTTCCACCCGCAGCGATGGGATACCCAGCCGCTTGGCCAGGGCCAGACGGTTGTGGCCGTTCACCACCTTGGTCCTCCCGTCACGGAGATCCGAGAACACCTCCAGAACCCCCTCGGCATTGGGGTCCCACCGCCCGACGCCGCCCAGCGACTGGCCCATCTGCTCGCCTTGGGCGTTGATGCCCTCCTTGTATTGGAACTCCTGGGGCGCCGCGTAGATGTCCTCGGTCCGCATGGTGCGGATGTCGCCGCGCAGACGGTTCGGCACGATCGTGGTGCCATCGGCAGACAGGGCCTGCATCCCGTTGATCACCTCCTCGCGGGAGAAGGGCCACGTCTTACCGGTGTCGTCGCCGATCCGCTGCGCCAGGGTGGGGCTGGCGTCCGGGTGCGACAACTCATCCAGGGTGGTGGCCGGGAGCCTGTCGAGCTGCGCCGACCACGGCTGAAGATCGCCGACGCCGTTCAGGTAAATCTCGCTGAGTGAGTTGGTGGGCACGCCGGCCCAGGCCTCACTGATCTCCTCCCGTGGTTGCGGCGCCGGCCGGGAGGCGATGACCTCCTCGATGTGCCGCAGCACAGGGCCTCCATCGGCGCCGACAGCGGCCACCGCCTGCAGCTCGGCCGGGTCCAGCTGGCTCACCAGCTTTTGGGCATCGGCCACCTCTGGCAGGGCCGGGTCGTAGGCCGACGGATCGAGCGGGGTAACTTCCTCGGCTGCCGCTGCAGGAGCTGCCGAGGATTGCTCGGTAGCTGCCGGGGCTGGCGCGGGGGGCTCTGCTCGTGCGGCTGCTTTGGCAGCCAGCTGCTGCTGCACCGGGCTGTTGGGGTCAGGGCCCATGCCCCATGGGTCGGCAAGGCCTTCGCCGCGCAGCTCGTCCAGTGGCGGCACGGGTTGCCGGGGCAGCACGTCGGGACCGCCGCCCGACGGGGTGGTCGGCACCAGTGCGTTGGAAGCATTGCGCCGCAGCCATTCCTGATAGGACGCCTCATCGGGAAACCAGGGGTCTACGCCTGGATCGAACTGCCTCAGGGGTGCGTCAGGGTTCAGGACAGGCCCGCCGACGGCCATCGGCCGCGATGGAACGTACCTTTCCGGCCCGTCAGCAGTGCGCGGTCCTTCCCTCCATGCCTGACTGGGCCCGGTGGATCTGATGGTTGGGGACTGGCTGCCATCACCGCCGAACGAATCCTTCCATGCCTGACTGGGCCCGGTGGATCTGATGGTTGGGGACTGGCTGCCATCACCGCCGAACGAATCCCTCCATGGCTGGCTGGGCCCGGTGGACCTGACGGTCGTTGGGGCAAAGCCTTGGCCGGCCGTTGACGGTGGCGCCGTTGCCGCAGGTGCTGCCGCTGGGGCTTCTGCGGGGGCTCCTGCGGGGGCTCCTGCGGGGGTGACACCTGGTTGCTGCTGCGCACCACGGCCCCAGCGGGCCAGCACCGCATCGCGGGCTTCGTTGGGAGTCTGCGGGATCGGAACCGGAGCCGGCTTCTGCAATGCCTGTTCTGTGAAGCGCTGCTGCCCCTCGATGTCTTCCACCAGGCCCCGGGCCTTCAGCTTTTCCCCGGCAGAGACGTGAGCGGTGTTGGCTCCGGCCGCCCGCTGGAATCGGCGGATGTTGCCGAAATCCCCCACGGCCCTGGCGCCAGCCGATCCAGCCAGGCCCAGCAGCTCGCCGCCAACGATGTTGGGGATCAGGCTCTTAACGGCCGCCGTCACCCGGTCGTCCTTCGCCGGGTCCACCGACAGCGGCACGCCGTCGATGCCGGTGAGGGCGCCCACCATGTTGCTCATGTTCCCCTGGGTGGAGTCCTGCAGCAGGGCCCCCATGCCATGGATCACACCCAGAGTGGTCCCCCAGCGCAATCCCCTGCTGGCCCAGCTCGCGCCACCAGCGGCGAGGCGCCGGCCGACAGCGCCACCGATTGGCATGGTGCCGATCTCGATGCCAGCCATGCGGCCCTGGTTGTCGATCACGCCGCGCTGCCCCTCGGTCAGGTCCTCCGGCTGCTTGGCTCCCAGCGCCTTGTAGCCGGCCCGGGTGAAGGCATTCAGCGCCCGGCCCGGGGGGGAGCGGCGGGGATCGGCGTACTTGCCCGGCGCCAGGATCTTCTGGGGCAGGGCGATCAACCCTTCCCCGGCCGTTTGGATGGCGCCGTAGACGCCTGACGCCTGCAGCTGCCGCGCCACGGGCGAGACTGCGCCGGCGGCGGTTATCAGCCTGGCAATCGGATTCGCGTTTCCGACCCCAGCCATCCACGGGTTCCGCTGAACCGTCCCCGGCTTCTGCGTCCCCTGGAGACTGAGCACCTGCTTCCCGGCATACCGCAGTTCGTTGGCCACCGTATGAACCGGGTCGGCCCACCACGGCTTAAGGGCTTTCTTGGCCAGGGCCTTCGGCTTGGGGCCGGGGGTCGGCGGCGGCGGGGTGTGATCCTGCGAGTGGTCATCGCCGACCAGTTGCCAGCGGCCATTCTTCTGGACGAGTGTTTGTGGCATCAGGGCCTCCCCTTCTGGTTGGGATCAATGCGGATTCGGACGTCACCAACGCCGCGGGCGGTGGAGCCATAGAGGCGGCTGAACGCCACGGGGGACAGGTCGATCACGCGATCTGCTGGCCGGCTCCTCGAGCCGCCCATCTGTCCGGTGTCGTTGGCCCACACCCGGATCTTTTTGCCGGTGGCGGTGTCTTCGACGATCAGCCACTTGTTCATGTGGGAGCCCTTGAGGCTCCACTGGACCGCTGCCGTCATCTGATTGCCCGTGAACACCTCGCCGTTGGCGGTCCTGCCCCCCAGCGATCCGTCGCTGCCGCCGCTGCCGGTGTAGAAAGTCGCCCTGCCGGCGAGGGGCGCCACCTTCCCGTCACCGCCTCCGCCACCACCACGGAACTCGACGTGGCCGCCGTGGGAGCCGGGGTAGTCGTTGACCACCCAGCCGTAGCGGGCCCCGTTCTTGCGGATCCAGGCGATCGAGCTGCCGTGGATGTCCATCGCGTTGCCCCCCAGGTGCTGGCTGCCTTCAACGCCACCCACGGCAGCGTTCTTACCAGGGGTGCGCTGAGAGCTGGCGATATCGCTCGCCTTCACTTGACCACCTGAATCCCGCACCATTGCGGCGAACGCATTGGCCCCCTGCCTGGTGAAGATTGCAGGGCGGCCTGCTGAATCCATTGCGCCAGGGATGGTGAAGCCTGCGCCCGTATCAGTCGAACCGCTGCGGATGGCGGGGCCGCTGTCCCAGCGACTGGGGAAAGGGTCACCCATAAAAGGGCCTCCGCCATCCTGGCCGCCTCCGCCACCACGGGCACGCATCGAGATCGTGAACTGGCCAGGCGCCGCGCTACGGGCCCCGAACCTTGGCCACTCGGCAGCGGAAGCCGGTTGCGCCCCCGTGGCGGCATCCATGGCCCATCTGGCAGCAGCCCCCAGTGCTGACTGCCCCTGCGAGACCATCGCCACCAGGTGGCGCTGCGGCGTCGTGATGGCGCTGCTCTGATCGTTCAGGCGCCTCATCGCATCCGGTGGCACGTTGATCCCGTAGCGGGCCCCCTGGACCCGCAGGAACTCGGCTGGCGATGGTGCCAGCGCATCCATGGCGGCGCGCCTCAGCTGGGGGGAGAAGCCGCCACCGTTCGCGGCGTTCGTCAGCTCGCGGCCGACCGCCTCCTTGCTCAGGATCGACTCGTTCTGGTAGTTGCGGAGCCGCTGCTGTCGGTTGGGCATCGAATCGAGCTGCTTGGTCTCGAAGGTCGGTGGCGCGGGAGGCCCCGCCGGCTTGCCGCTGGGCTTGGGGGCATTCGGATCCGGTGCCATGGCATTGAGCCCCGGCAGCGAGGGGGCGCCGGAGACGCGCCCGCCAGGGAACAGCAGATTGAACGCCGCCTGGTTCTTGGCCGCAAAGTCTGCGGCGGCACGGCTCGCCACTTCGTAGGTCTCCCCGGGGTCCAGCGGTCCCCCCTTCTTCGCGGCAGCGGCGGCGACAGCGCTGTTCACCGCCGGGTACATGGCCGCGTTGAACCGCCTGACCGACTCGGCCAGGTTGGCGGCCCGCTCGGTCTTCGCGTTCATGCTGCCGGCACGCTGGAGCTCCTTGTAGTCAGCGCCGTAGTTGGCGGCCAGCGCTGCGTGCTTAGCGGATTCCACCGCCCGGTTCACTTCGGCAGACGCCAGGGTGGCGGACTTGCCATCTTTGGAGCGGATGATCGACTCAAGCCTGGAAGCCACCTCCCCAAACTTCGCCGGGTTGATCTGCCCACGCAGCGCCGCCAGATCACGCCGCAGCGCCGCCGGGTCGAAGTCCGTCCCCCAGGCATCGCGGGCCCTGGCCAGCACCTCTTCGCCGGCATCCGGGGCGTAGCTCTTGCCCTTGATCTCGATCTGGAGGCCCAGCTGATCGTTGATCGCCTTCAGCAGTGGCGCCACCGGAGCATTGGGGTTCTGCTGCCGGAACCGCGCCAGGATCTGGTCGGCTCGCTCCACCATGGCGGCCTGATCGAGGGGGCCTTCGTTGCCGGGTTGGTAGATGCCTGCCACGGCCGGCAGCTTCCCGGCAGCCGGGGCGCCGTTGATCAGCATGTCCGAGAAGTTCGCTACCCCCTGCTCCTCTTCGCGCTTCTGCACCGCCCAGCCGTATTTCATCTCGGTGTCGGCGGCCGTCTCCGGGAACATCTGCGCCAGCGTTTGCTGCACCGGCCGCTTGGCCACCGGATCCCAGTACGTGGGCCCCGCTTTGATGCGGTCCACGATGTTTTTGAACACCGGATCCTGCCCATAGGCAGCCTCGGTGCGCAGCGCCTTGTAGACCGTTTCCGCCAGCTTCAGCGGCTGCCCGCCGCTCCCCATCAGGCCGGAGTGATAGGCCAGGATCTTGGCCGCCTGGGTCATCACCTCGGCCTGGGCGTCCTCGTTGAAGGTCGGGCTCTTCCGCTCGAGCATCACCCCGGAGCTGCCGATCGTGATCTGGCCGGCTCCGCTCAGCGCCTGCCGCTGCACATCCATGATCAGGCTGCGGATCTGCCCCCCGGCCACCCCCGGCAGAGTGGCATCCAGGTATTGCACCCGGTCCCCGCGCGCGCGGTTGCTGATCGCTTCCTCGGCCGCCGTGATCTTCGGCAGCGCGTAATTCAGAAACCCCGGCGATGCGGTATCGAGCCCGTATTTCTCGGTCAAGCTGCGGATGTAGCCAGCCTTCATCTGCGCCAGGGCCGCCTGCCCCTTGTCTGGCGAAAGGAACATGGCTGGGCCCATCTCCTCGTAGGCGCCCAGCATCCCGGCCTCAGCCTCGGCGCCGGCCAGCTTCGCCAGCGCCCGCTGCACCCCCTGCTCCCGGTAGGGGTTGAGCAGGTTCATCAGGATCCCCGCTTCCGGGTCGCGCTTGCCCAGTTCGCGGTTGGCCTTGGCGTAGTCGAAGGCGCCGGCCTCGTTGGTTGCATCCGCCTGGCTGAGGGCCCGCAGCGCCATGTTTTTGGCGAAGACCTGCGCTTCCCCCTGCTGCGAGGCCCAGCCGGCGGCACGCTCGCCCGCGCCCTGGAGCGTGTTGGTCAAGTTGGCGTTGAATGGCGCGAGCGCTTGCGCCAGCTCCTGAAATCGGTTGACGCCGCCGTAGCCGGCCTGCTCCGGGCCTCGAAGCGTGGTGATCCCCTGCAGCTGGGGCATGGCCGGCGGGCCCGCAATGGCGCCCAGCTGGATCTGCGCCGGCTGGATGAAGGCCTGCACCGGCTTGGCTTCCGGGTTGACCTGGCCAAGGGGGAGATTCGTTTCCATCAGCCGATCCCAACGGTGGGGATGGTGCCGCCCTTGGGCTCAGCGGCCTTCTTGAGCCCTGACGCGCTGGCCATGTAGGTGTTGACCCCGCCCAGCAGGCTTGAGCCGATCCGCAGCGCAGCAGCGCCGCCGCTGGGGCCAGTGCCGGTCATCGACGGGGCCGCCGGCTGCATCAGTGCAGGCATCGGCGCGAACGGCTCGATCGGCTCGATGTAGGTCGTCGGCGCGTAGAACTGCTGGCTGTTCCACTCGCTCAGGTAGCGGCCCACCAGGGCGGTCTGCTCCCGGCTGAACTGGTTGCGCTGCAGCTGGTCGTTGATCTGCGCGATCGCGTTGTAGTCGCCGGCCTGTCGGGCGTAGTTGTTGATCAACTGATCGACGGACAGGCCCTCGGCATCCATGGCCTGCACCGAGGCCCTGGCCTGCAGCGTCCGCCAGCCGTACTGCTGCTGGGCAACCGCGGCTTGCATTGCCACCTCCTGCAGGCGATCCGAGGCGGCCTGGGAATTGCCGATGAACTCCGCGCCAGCGGCGGCCCGGCTGTCGCGCACCACGTTGGCCTGGTTGATCTGTTTCGCCAGCTCGAAGCTCTGCAGCTGGTGGACATAGCCCAGCTGCTGCTGGTACTGCACCTGTTGCCCCCAGAACTGATACTGAGCATTCGCATCGCTGAAGCGCTGGTTCTGATTGGCCTGCCACTGGGCGAATTGATTGGTCGCTTTTTGGAAGCTGCTCTGATTCAGGTAGTCCTGCTTTGCGGCCGCGCTTTGCTGCCCAGCACCGAACAGGTTCAGTGCCGTGCTGACGCCTGCAATTCCAAGGCTGAGCGGATCGATTATCACTTCGGCACCCCTTCAAACCTGCAGAACAAAGCGCAGCTGGAACCAAACGGGGCCGGCTGATGAACCGTGAACCCCAGCGATTTCAGCCAGCGAATCGAGCCCATGTTCCTGGCATAAACCCAGTTCCTGAGCGGACCATAGCGCTGGAGGCAGCGATCCACCCAGCCCTTCCCCTCCCGGACGAGCTGCCGCCGGTTGGCAGCAGTGGCGAGCAGTCCATCCGTGCAAAGCATCCAGATCACGCCACCCTCGGCCACGCCGCACAGGGCCACCGGCACGTCGCCGTCGTCAATCACGGCATGGCATTCGTGACCCAAGCTGGCTTGCCAGCTCTGCCGCACGGCTTCGATGGGGCTCAGGCGGTCGCTCAGCCACACCTCGTGGCGGTCCGCTTCCCGCAGGTGGTGGCCGATGAAATCCACCACGTCACTGGTGGCCAGGGCCCATCTCATTGCTGCACCGCCCGGCCCCTGCCGGTGACCAGCCCGGTCCACTCCAGCGACGCGAATTTGCAGGGGTGGGCCGTGTCGTTCTCGATCGTGACCGTGTTGCTCTCCCCCCGGCCAAAAACCGGGATGGGGAACACCCCCGCCTGCCCCTGGTCCGCACCCTGCAGCAGGCCTATCGTGCTGCCGGGGAAGGGGTAGACCCCCTCATCGCGGCTGCCGCTGGGCGTGACCCGCACCTGAAACCAGCCGGTCTCGTGGTAGCGCAGCCGCGCCTGCCGGATCTGGGCCCGCAGCGTGTTGCTGGCCACCTGCCCGCCGCCCTGTGCCCGCATCGGCTTGAACCGCGACGGCCGATAGCGGAAGGTGTAGACCTCGCCGAAGTAGACCTGCGCCGCAGACCAGTCGCCGCGGGCCGTGATTGTGCTGCCGCTGCTGGCAGACCCCAGCAGCACTCCGCCCTGGTAGCCCGACTGGTAGGCGGACCATGCCTGGGTTGTGGCCCTGATGATGAACGGCAGGGTCCAGGTCGTCGCATTCGTGGCGGAGTTGTAGGTCCCGGCAGCCACCCGCATGGCAGCCGGGCTGGCGGTGGTGGTGCTCACCCAGCGATCGAGCAACAGCGGGTACGGAGCCGCGGCGATCGACTGCCGATCGAGCACCGGCATCTTCTCCAAGAAGACCTCGCCGCCACGCTGGACCAGGAGGTAAAGCATCTCCTGGATTGCCACGATCGAAAGGATGCTGTCGGCCCCAGGGAGATCCCAGTAGCTCCAGCTGGACTGTGCTCGCTCTATCCCGCTGCCGCCATTTCGGTAGAAGTATTTGTAGGTGTAAATCCTGTTCGCATAGCCGCTTTTGCTGCTGATGCAGTACAGCGAATTGCCCGTATCGTTTGCCGCAAGCTGAAAGATCCCAGACGGGATGTAGCTACTTACGTGATCGGTGATGCTTTCCGCATCGCCCACCAGCGCAGTGCCGGCGCCGCGCACGGAGAATTGCCGCAGCTGGCTCCAATCCCCGTTGGACTGACAGAACACAACCGAGCCGCCCATCTGGATTGGCCGCACAGCTGTATCGATTTCATATCCAGTTAAGATCGTAATTGCATCTGTTGATGGCGTAAGCGATGCATCTGTTGCATAGGATCTAAACTGGTAATCATCGCTGAACAGCAACATTTCCCCCTGAAAGGGGACCGCATAGCGCAGCACGCTCACCTTTGCGCTGCTGGCAATCTTGTCGATCGGGTCCGAATCCAGCACCGTTGTCACTGTTTCCGGAAAGAAGGCGAAGAAGTCCTTCGCCCGGCTGAAGATTCGCTTCTCATCCGCCAAGATTCCAAGCCGCCCGCGGTGAACGAAGATGTCGTTCACGGTTTGGCCAACAAAGCTCGGGTCCGGCGCTGATTCGCTGTCGCCGGCCACTCGCTGCCCCCACGTCGGCAGGGTGAGGCCCGTTAGCGCTGCACCGTTGAGAGGCCCGAAGTACCACGTCCCAGCGGGCAGCCTCACCAGCACTTGCGGCATGGTGGTGGGATCGAGTTTGTACTGCGCACCCGGGGCCACGGTCTCTTCCCATGCGCCCTCTCCAAAGGTGCCGGCGCCAGTGCGCGGCACGAACTTCACGTAGTAGCCATCGAAGTTGCTCGACGGGTCGCCCGTCACCTCCACCTGGTAGCCCTGGGGCGCGATGGTCGGCAGGCTGGTGAATGACTGCACCGAATTGGTGATCGCGGTGATGTCCGTGTTGGCCCTGGCGTCGGTGGCGCTGATCGTGATCGTGCTGGCGCTGGTGAAATGCAGCACCGATCCGGCCTGGGCAATCGAGACGCCGGACACGCCGGCCAGGGCCGTCTTGATCTGGCCGGCAATGTCTGCTGTGCTGATTGCCGTGCCGGCCGTGGTCGTGGTCGTCACCGTGGCCAGGGTGCCGTTCAGGTTCACCTTGTAGGACTGGCCGTAGTTGGCGGCCTTGACCCACACCAGTGCCTCGTTGGTCGCCGGCCTGGCCACGGCGGGGGCCACCGCCGCGTCCATTGCCACCACCTTGAGCGAGCTGGCCACGAAGGTGTAGTCGGCCACGGTGCCACACCGGATCTGCTGCTTGGCATTCGTCACGGTGGAGAGGTAGCCGTAACCGCTGGGGGCGCTGACGGTCTGCGCCACGCCGTCCAAGTCGAACACCTTCACCGTGCTGTTGCTGATCACCGCCAGATACCGCTCGGTGCGGTCGCGCAGGATCGCGTGGACAAAGACATCGCCCAGGCTGGTGGCGGACACCTTGGCCAGGGTCTGCGTGGGATCCCGTTTGCGCAGGCCCTCCGCGCTGCTGCTCACCCCGTTGATCTGCAGCTCCGCCTGGGTGGGATCCCGCTGCGCGTCCGGTTGCTGGCTGACCCCCTGGATCAGGTTCGGGATCGTGGAGGTGAAAAGATTGGCCATTAGTCAAAAGCGCTCCGGCTGTTACGACCGACCAGCCCGGCCGCAGGGTTGAAGGTGCCAAACGGCAGCACGCCGCGCTGACCGCTCAGGCTGTTGGGCTGGAGCTGCTGCAGCTCGTTTCGGTCCAGCTCGGCCCGGGCCATCATCAAATCCTGCTGGGTGTAGCGCTCGATCGAGTCCGACCCCAGAAACCGGTTGGCGAAGGCCCTGGCGCTCAGGATGCTGATGTAACGGTTGTAGGTCTCAGGGCAGTCATCCCAGGGCAGCATCCACACCACATCGGCGGTGAGCTTCGTGACGGTGCCCGTCAACACGAAAGTGCAGTTTGTCAGGTCGTAGACCCGTTGCCCTCGAAGGATAAAGCGCCCATCCCACTGAAACGGATCGGGGGCAAAGCGGGTGAGGTTCGATGGCACGGTGATGGTGCCGTCCGTGGCCACGGCAAACGGGTAGTCCTGCTCCGAGTTCCAGCTCCAGCCCTTGGTCTGCTCCTGCTTGTGAAACTCCAGCAGGGTCCGCTCGGCGATGCTCGATTCGGTCATCACCGGGTCGTCGAGGCCGTTGACCGGGGCCTCACCGATCACGGCCAGCAGGATATTGACGGCATCCAGCAGCGTGGTGCGGCCTGGCGTTGCCGACTGGTTGGCCAGGCCCATGAGCGATCCAGCGCTGTAGAGCACATGCTATCGGCTGCCATGAAAAAGGCCCCCGGCAAACCGAGGGCCACGTGATTCTTCCGGACAGAGCTTAGGGGATCACAATCGCAGCAGCACATTCATCCCGCAGCCGGCCGATGCCGATCGACTGCGTGGCCACAGCCAGGGTGGCCTGGTACTGAATGTTGAAGTCGCCGTCGGGGTTGGTCATCTGGAGCTTGGGTGCTCGCAGGGTGAGCATGCCGACAGCTTCCTTGCTGAAGACCAGGCCCTTGCACTTCGATAGATCCTGGGCGTAGTCGCTGTTCTTGTCGAACGAGCTCAGCGTGTAGGAGGCCTGCACCAGGTGGTTAGACCACATGATGGGAACACCCTTCACCCGATAGACCAAGCCATTTGCCAGGGTGCCGTTGCTCGGGCCGGCGGCGGAGTTGTTGTAATCCGCGTTGATCACACGGCTGCCTTCAGTGAGGTAGTCGTACTCCTCCGGTGCAAGGACACAGACCAGCGTGGAGGGATCTACGTCCTTTTTGCGGAACTGGGTCACGATGTCTCCCAATGCGCTCACCAGTTCGTCGCCTTTGCTGGATTTCGAGGCAGCCGCATAGCCAGCCGTGAGCGTCTTTTTGTAGCCGGTTCGGCCAGTGTTGATGGAGCGGGTGAGGGGTTCAGAGCTGTTGCTGGCTCCGGCGTAGATAATCCTGGCGATGCGCTTGTCGGTCTCCCAGGCCAGGGCGATGCCCAGCTGCTCGAAGAACTCGCTGGCCACATCGGCATAGTTCATCAGCTGATCAAGGTCGAAGATCGCTTGGTCGGCAGCCATGAGGCCATCGACGGCAATGTTCTTGACGTTGACGTCGCTGGGGGAGTTGCTGGCCAGGCCTCCCAGCAGCGGCACGCCGGGCGTCACGTAAGACGCGGCAGCGCGGCCGGTGACCTGGAAGTCGAAGCTCTTCCCGCCCCTGATGTTCCTGGTCTTGACCAGGTTCTTGAAAACCGTGTTGCGCTTCAGCGCATTCAGGATCTCGGATTGCCCCAGTTTCTGGAACACAGTATCGACCGTGCCCGACCCCTGGATCTGGCCAAGCCTGGCCAGCAAGGCATCATTAACCGCCATGGTTGCAAAAAGCTGTTGGGTTGTTTGCCCGTGGCTTCTTGCAACCTGTGTTCAGCGGTTCCCCCGTAGAGGGCCAAACGATGCAGAGACGCTGTAGCTGTAACGGCTGACTTGACCGGCGCGATGTGCGCTGACCCCTCCCGCAGGGGGGCCGGCGCTACACAGGTGTAGCAGTCGTTGCGGGAATGTTACGTCTTCAAGCCCAATCTGGCGAGTTCGCGATTGCTGCCCTCACCCGTTTGGCGTAGGCGGGATCAACGTGCATCAGCCGCTCGCCAGCGGCGTTGCGTCGATCGACGGCTGCGTTCTGCTGCTCGATCGACGCGAACCGCATCGGGGCCTGCCCTCGCCCGCCCCTGGCCAGTTGCGGCTCACTGCGCGGCCGTGGGTTGTTGCCGGCG